TGCAGGGTGGGGTGAAAGTTGTGGACATTGCAGCTCAACCCTTGATTGAAGCGACAGCTACAAGGGTTGAGGACGATAATGGCGAAGATTAAGCAATCTCTCGACGAGTGGCTGAACACGGTATCCTATGTTGCGTTGAACGACGGAACGTATGTGCCGACTCAGTTCGCACTCACCTTCATGAATTTTATCAAATTGGTGAACGGAGCGGAGGGTGAGTCGCATAAAACTCCGCCTGTCCACCTCGCCATGCTCGACAAGGTGGTGGGACCGTCCGAGTACATCGCCAACCTCTGCTTCCGCGGCGCGGCCAAGACCACGCTGTTCGCCGAGTATTTTTTCCTGTTCCTCGCGACCTTCTGCTACATCCCCGGGTTCGGGGAGATCGATGCCGCCATCTATGTCGGCGACACCATGGAGAACGGCGTCAAATCGCTCCGCAAGAACATGGAGTTCCGCTACAACAACTCGCCGTTCCTGCAGCAGTGGGTCCCCAAGGCGACCTTCACCGACAACTATATCGAGTTCACCAACATCGAGGGCAAGCGGTTCGGCCTGAAGATGTTCGGTGCCAAGACCGGTCTCCGCGGTACCAAGATCTTCGGCAAGCGTCCGCCCCTGGCGGTGCTCGACGATCTGGTCAGCGATGACGACAGCAAATCCAAGGCCGCGATGATCGCGATCAAGGACACCGTATATAAAGGTGTCAACCACGCGCTCGATCCGACCCGTCGCAAGGTGATCTTCAACGGCACGCCGTTCAACGCCGACGACATCCTGATCGAGGCAATCGAGTCGGGCCAGTGGGACGTCAACGTCTGGCCGGTGTGCGAACGCTTCCCGTGCGAGGAGGCCGAGTTCCGCGGCGCCTGGCCCGACCGCTTCACCTACACCTATGTCAAAAGCCAGTACGACCTCGCGGTCGAGACCGGGCACGGCGCCGCCTTCTTCCAGGAGCTGATGCTCCGGATCACGTCCGAGGAAGAGCGGCTCGTCCAGGAAACCGAGATCAAGTATTACAGCCGGCAACAGCTGCTCAACAACCAGTCACTGTTCAACTTCTATATCACGACCGACTTCGCCACGAGCGAGAAGCAGACGGCCGACTTCAGCGCCATCTCGGTGTGGGCCTATAATGCCAACGGCGACTGGTACTGGGTCGACGGGATCCTCGCCCGCCAGACGATGGATAAGTCGATCGATGACCTGTTCCGCCTGGCTCAGCAGTACAAGCCGCAGCAGGTGGGCGTCGAGATCACCGGTCAGCAGGGCGCCTTCATCAAGTGGATCCAGCAGGAGATGCTGAACCGGAACATCTGGTTCAACCTCGCCCATGACCCGGTCACCAAGTCGGCGACCCCCGGCATTCGGCCGACCGTCGACAAGCTCAGCCGGTTCAATATGGTCGTGCCCTGGTTCAAGATGGGCAAGATCTACTGGCCGGAGGAGATGAAGTCGTCGACCATCATGGGATTGGGGCTGGCCCAGATCCGGCAGGCCACCACCCGGGGGCTCAAGGGCAAGGACGACTTCCTCGATACCGTGTCGATGCTGGCGTTCCTGACGGCCTGGCGGCCATCCGACTCTATCCCTGTCGTGAAAGAAGATATAGACCGATGGGGAGATGATCATGGTATAAGCGATCCGAGCGGACTGACATCATATATAGTGTGAGTTAGTTCAACTCTGACCGGGTTGGGTGGGGAATAGATGAACGTAACGCAGCTTCTGCAGCGGTTGTCCTATGGCCCGCTGGCCAATTTGAGCATGTCGAATGATGGCGACGGCACGATTGTCGAGACCAAGCATCCGGCAGTGATCGGCTTCGCCAACGAGTGCCTGCTCAAGCTTTATTCGAAGTTCAACCTCAAAGAAGCTGAGGTGATCATCGAGCAGGCCGGCACGATCACCAACTACAAGCTGGACAGCAAGTACAGCCTGGTGAATGCCGCGGCCAACCCGACGCTGCCGCATTACATCATCGACTCGGTGACCAAGCCGTTCACCGATGACCTGATCAAGGTGCTCGGCGTCTATCAGACCGGTGGAGCCCAGGCGCCGCTCAACGACGACAACGCCTCCAACTCGCTGTTCACGCCGACCTATGACCTGCTGCAGGTGCCCGATCCTGAGGACGGGGCGCCGCTCTATATTATCTACCAGGCGAAGCACGCTCCCCTCGCGCTCGAGGGTGAGGGCTACCTGGATGCCGACATCGATCTGCCCGAGGTCCTCGAGGAGGCACTGATCGCCTACATCGGGCACAAGGTCTATTTCTACATGAACGGCCAGGAAAACACGCTGAAATCGAGCGATTACCTGTCGATCTATACCAGCATCTGCAACGAGGCAGTCGACCAGGACCTGGTCTCGACCAGCCTGTCGGAGACCAGCAAGAAATTCAATGACCGGGGGTTCTGTTAATGGGTATCAAGCCATCTGCAGAGATCCCGGGTGAAGACTCGGGAGCTGAGTTCGCCAACGACCAGATCGGCCCGGTCTATGCCAACGTGCGGATCGTTGCTGAGAATATCGACGATGTCGTGCTGGTTGCCGATGGACTTGAAAATCTTCCTGAACTGAGCGAGGTCGCCGCGACGGTTGCCTCCGGTATAGCCGACGCCGAGGCGGCCGAGGCAGCAGCAGCCGCGTCAGCGGCTGCAGCGGCAGCCTCAGCGGTCGAAGCGGCGGAGGCGTCCGGGAATGTCACCGCAGCAGTGGAAGCCGCAGCTGCCGTCGTTGTTGCCTCTGTCTCTGGCTCTGTCGCCGCTGCAGCTGCTTCTGCTACCGCTGCCGCAGGATCTGCCACTGCTGCGGCCGGATCTGCAACATCTGCCGCAACCCAGGCTACTGATGCCAATGCAGCCAAGGTTGCAGCTCTAGCGGCCCAGGCTGCAGCGGAAGCTGCTGCTGCGGATGCCGAAGCGATTGTCGGGGGTGACTTTGTCCCCAACACTGACCGCGGCGTGGCTGACGGTGTCGCCACCTTGGACTCGGGTACCAAGATCCCGATTGGCCAGATCCCGGCGATCGCCGTTGCCGGTGTCACCGGTCTGCAGGCTACGCTCGATGCCAAGGCTCTACTGGCTGGAGGCAACAGCTTCGTCGGCGACCAAACGATTGACGGCTATATCACGGCCACTGGCTTCTCCATGACGGGAGGTTACAGCGGGTTCCAATCTGGCGGCACCGAATACGCGGCGTTCGTATCAACACCCAGCGCCTTCTATTCTGCAGTCACTGGCGAATTCTCGATCATAGACTACGACACTGAGGCTTTTTGGGCGACATTCACTGCAACCGGTCTGTCGGTCTTTGGCAGCATCACCGCAACCGACATAATCGTTTCAGCAGAAGCCTATGGTCCCGGTTGGAACGGATCGAACGAAGTCCCGACCAAGAACGACATCTACGATAAAATCGTTGCCCTCGAAGGCCTGGTGGTCGGAGCAATGGTGTACCAGGGAACCTGGGACGCCACGGCCAACTCGCCAGCCATCCCGGCTGCCGCTGCGGGCAACAAGGGCTACTTCTACAAAGTCGCCACCGCGGGCACGACCAGCATCTCGGGCATTGCCGAGTGGGCGGTCGGTGACTGGATCGTCTCCAATGGCGCCAGCTGGGACAAGATCGACAACACCGAAACGGTGAGCTCGGTCGCCGGCCTGTCGGGTGCAATCTCGGCCTCGGGCCTGAAGACGGCAATGAGCTTCGTCAAGGCGGACGTCGGACTGGGCAGTGTCGACAATACCGCCGATACTGCCAAGCCGGTGTCGACCGCTCAGCAGGCAGCCCTAGATCTGAAACAGAACCGGTCCCCGGATATCCAGGCAGCCGGCGCCAACTCGATCACGCCGACTTTCTCCGACAACATGGTCAACAACGGTGCGGTTACTGCCGCTCCGACGCTCAACAATCCGACCGGCACGGCCATCGATTGCCACAAGATCATCGTCCGGATCAAGGCCAATGGCGCCTATGCGATCAGCTATGGCTCGCAGTACCGGGCAATCGGAGTGACCCTGCCGACCGCAACCGTCAACGGTAAGTGGTTGTATCTGGGCATGATTTTCAACAATGCCGACACCAAATGGGATGTTGTCGGTGTGAGCCAGGAAGTCTAGCTCTTGGCGACCAAGACCGTCCTGCTCAGCACGACCGGGGCCCATACCTGGACGTTGCCGGCTGACTGCGACACCTCGGTCCCGATCGATGTCGTGGCAATCGGTGGTGGTTCGGGCGGTTCACGTCCTGCAGCAACGTCCACTACCAATGTCACGGGTGGCGGTGGCGGTGCGTTCGCTTCAGTCAGCCTGTCGGTCTCTGGTCTGACGCCGGGATCCAGCACTCTCTATACCTGGGTCGGAGCGGGCGGCTTCGCTGCAACCGGTGCTGGTGCCCAAGGTTCAGCTGGCGCTGACACCTGGCTCAACAAGACTTCGAACGCAGCTCCTGGCTCGACCGCTGATGGTGTGATGGCCAAAGGTGCCGGCGCCCCGACGTCGACCTTGGGTGGTGTCGGCGGTCAGGCCTCAGCCAGTGTCGGCACTACCAAATTCAGCGGCGGTGATGGCGGTGCCCGCTCGGGTAGCAACCTGGGTGGTGCTGCAGGTGGCGGTGCGGCCGGTAGTGCCGCTGGCACCGGTGGAGTGGGCGGTAATGCTGCATCATCCAATGGCCGAGGAGGCGGTGGCGGTGGTGGTGTCTCCGGAGGTGGCAATGCTGCCCCGGGTGCAACGGGCGGTGCCGGTGGTACCGGTCGGGCTGGGGCTGCAGGCGGTACGGGTGATCCCGACGCCAACGGTACAGCTGGCGATGGCACGTCCGGCTCAGGCGGTGGCGGTGGCTTTGGCGGCTCGACCCAGGACTCGACTGGTGGTGCGGGCGGCGATGGTGATGAATATACGATCACAGCGGGCGGTACTGCAGGTGCAGGCGGCGGCGCTGGTGGCGGCGGTGGTCTGTCCGGTTCGGGCACTGGCCGAGGTGCCGGTGCTCCAGGCCTTTACGGTGCGGGTGGTGGCGCTGGCGGTTGCGGCTCAGTCACGACTGGCAACTTTCCAACGTCAGGTGCCCAGGGCGCCCTGATCATTACTTACACAGTGGCCGTGCCTTCGTCCGGCAACATGCTGTTAGCATTCTAAAAATTTAGGAGCAGTTCCACAAAAGTTAACTCTATCAGCCCTGGGGAGGGACAGTACACATGTATCATGAAGCGTGGAAGACGCATGGCAGTAAGCGCGGAGCAGCCAAGGCATTAGGAATTGCCGACAGCACCTTCCGCGGCCGATTGAAAGAAGAGATGGCCGAGGCCGCTCTCACCCCTGAACACAAAGCCAGACTGGGTCTGGCACCCGGACATTTCGACAACGGTGTGGCGCCCGGTTACTTGATGGGCAAGGTCACGGTCCAGCGCAACTCGGACGGTGACATCGAGCGGACCTGGGAACGCCAGTCCCCCGACGATGAAGCCCGGCAGATCCAGCTCGAGGCTGCGATCGCCGCAATGTGTGCCACTGTCGACCCGGTCCGGCCGATCGATGCACCGACCCATGTCCTGGCCAAGCTGCTGACTCTGTACAACTTTTTCGACTACCACGTCGGAATGCTGGCCTGGCATAAGGAAGGCGGCGCCGACTGGGACCTGAGGATCGCCGAAGAAGTCGGCGTTGCCTCGATGCAGTCCCTGGTGAATTCCTCACCAGCCAGCCACACCGCGGTGATAAATATCGGGGGTGATTTTTTACACTTCGACGGCCTGCTGCCAATCACCCCGACTTCAGGCCATGTGCTTGATGCGGACGGCCGCTTCAGCAAGGTGGTCGACGTCGCGATCCGGCTGATCCGTCAACTGGTCAACCTGGCTCTGCAAAAGCATGAGCAGGTCGTGCTGCTGGTGATGGAGGGTAACCACGATCTCACCGGTTCGCTCTGGCTCCGGAAGTTGTTTGCTGCCCTGTTCGAAGACGAGCCAAGGATCAGCGTTCACCAGAATGAGCTGCCGTTCTACGCGCTCGACTGGGGCGTGAACCTGATCGGCTTCCACCATGGGCACATGAAGAAGAACGACCAGCTGCCGCTGCTGTTCGCTGCCATGTTCCGCGAGATGTGGGGCCGTTGCCCCAAGGTTCACATCCACGTCGGCCACCGTCACCACAAGGAAGAGAAAGACCATAATGGTGCCAGGGTGACACAGTGGCCAACATTGGCAGCGATGGATGCCCATTCGGCTCGCCATGGCTACTTTACAGACCGCGAGTTGACTGCTCTAACTTATCACCGGGACTTCGGTCAGGTCGCAAGCAACAGCGTCACGCCGGAGATGTTGGGGAGCTAAATGACCAATGACCAAAATCCAGACCGATGCACGGCTATTCTGTAGCCGCTCAATCGAACATTGCATGAAGGGCTGCGTCGGGGGCTGCCGTTATGGCGACGCTCCCGGCCAGCTCGGCAAGCCCAAGATCCTGGTGCTCGGCTGGGCCCGGCACGGCAAGGACACGGTCGCCGAGATCTTGAGGGATCACTACGGCTTCAGCTTTCAAAGCTCGAGCCACTTCTGTGCCGAGATCGTCTGCCGGCCGCGGATGGCCGAGCTGGGGATCACCTACGACAGCCTCGAGGATTGCTACGCTGACCGGGTCAACCACCGGGCAACATGGTACGAGGCGATCAAGGCGTACAATGCTGATGATCCAGCCCGCCTAGCCAAAGGCATTCTCGAGGACGGTGACCTCTACGTCGGGATGCGATCGGCTTACGAGTTCGCCGAGGCCCGCAAGCTGTTCGATCATATCTGGTGGGTGGATGCGACCGCTCGAGGTCTGGAGCCGGAAGACCGCAGCTCGATGGACATCGACTGGGAGGACAGCTTCCGCTTCATCAACAATGGTGGCACGCTCGAGGATCTGCACAACCGGATCGCTGAGGCGATGTCGGATATCCGGGCCGAGGCCTGGGGCAAAGCGATGGCTCAGCTATGATCCACCTCCTGACGATCTTCATCGCCGGCTACTGCTCGGTATTCCTGCTCGGGTTCCAGTCCCGGGCCGTCAACCATGGCAACTTCCGGATGGCGATGGGCGGCAGCTTCATGATCGCCATGATGCAGACGACATTATGGGGCGCCCTGTTCAAGGATTTGAGCTGGGCAGCCACGATCGTTTATGGACTTAGTGGGATGTCGGGCATCGCCTCGTCAATGTTCGTGCATCAAAAGTTGATGCAAAAGTGGCGAGAACCGAAACAATAACGTATCCAGGATGAGATATTTCTTACTAACTCCAACTGAGTGGTGAGTCACTGTATGTAGCGTAGTCTCTGGGGAGGGACGATCCATGAGCGGGTGGGTTCATTGATGGAGACTTTTGGTGAGCGTTTTGAGCTGGCGCTGCTGTGGATCATGCTTGCCCTGTCGGCGTTGTCCGGTTTGGCGGCCCGACTTGCAATGAAGCTGTTCAACGTCAACGAGTTACCGCCCCAGGATCCGGAGCTGTTGCGCCTCTGGAAACGGCGCCGGCTGTACATGCTGATCAGTGAGACCTGTGCCGTCCCCGCGTTCGCGACCGGGTGGATGGCTGCTTCGATGCAATGGCATCTCCCGGTCCCACTGGTGGTCCTTGGCTCCATGCTTTCCGGGGCCCTTGGCTTCGGCTTCCTCATCCATGCTCTGCAGACTTACGTCACCCGGAGAGTCAACAATGGTTGAGATCATCATCCTAATCGGCCTGGTGACAGGCACTATCTCGTTGGTTTCCTTCGGGAAGGCAGCCCAAGCGACTGTGACACTGCATAAACGACCATAACAACCCAGGGGTGGGGAAATGATTTCAACCAGAGATATCCAGCTGGCGCTGGTGCGTCAGGGTTTCAATGTCGGCAAGGTCGACGGGATCAACGGTCCCAAGACCGAACAGGCGATCCTGACGTTCAATGCCAAGTTCGGAATGCCGCCGACGATCCGCCTGACAGAGTCGGGGCTGAAGATCCTCGGGCTGAGCGAGGAACCGCTCCGCACGCCCTGGATTAACGAAGTCAACCGCTACATGGGCGTCAACGAGGTCCGTGACCGTACCAAGCTAATTGCCTGGCTACGCTCGGGTGGCGGCACGGTCGGTGATCCGACCAAGCTGCCCTGGTGTGCAGATCTGGTCGAGACCGCAATCAAGCTGACGCTGCCCAGTGAACCATTCCCGGGCAAGGTCGGGATCAACCCCTATTACAGCCTTAACTGGCTCGACTTCGGGATCAAGCTGCTGACGCCCTGCTTCGGCTGCATTGCGATCTTTGTCCGCCCTGGTGGCGGACATATTGCCTTCATCATTGGCGTCGACCCAATTCGCCGGCGCTACCGGATCCGCGGCGGGAACCAGAGCGACAGCATCTGCGACTGCTGGATTGATATCGATCGCTGTAAGGGCCTGCGTTGGCCGACGACCTACAACGGGCCCCGCTCCTCACTGCCGATCATGGACAGCAAGGGCGCCGTCATCTCGAGGAACGAGGCATGAAGGCTGGCCTCTGTGTCGTCATTGGTCTGGTTCTCGGACTAGCGGCTGCCTCGATTGATGAGGCTATGGCCGCTGAAGTTAGGTGTGAGATCGTGCCATCGAGGGCCCCGGTCGACTGCTCGCTAGGCGGCTATTTCAAACAAGATCGAGATTGGACCCGGTCATGCCAAAGATCCTGATCGGGCTACTGGCCCTGGTCCTCGCTGCAGCGATGGGAGCTGCCTGGGCCCTGGTCCAGGTCCCCGACAACCAGATGGAGTCGATCGGGTCGCAGTGCGTGCCCGTCTATTATTCCGGGCTTGAGTGCTGTAAGAACTGAAATTGGTGGAGGGAATTATGGACAAAGTGGTTAATCTCTTGAAGTCTGAGCTTCTGACGAAGCTCAACCTGTTGGCAACTGCCATCCTGCTGTGGATCGTCTCCCAGCCGGGTGCGCCGACCGACAAGATCCTCGAGTTCCTGCCGGCCAGCTGGCACGGTCTCGTTGCCGTGATCCTGCCGATCCTGTGGGCGGTCGTCGTCCAGTTCGCGATCGGTGAACTCAAAAATCGTCAGCCGCCTGAGCAACCTCCGGTTGAGGGCTAACTGAATGAAGTGGGTGGCCGGGGCCCTGATAGGGATCAGCGTATTCCTGTTGGGGTCCTGGCTGCTTGCTGAGCTCTGGTGGAGTAATTTCGCATGGTAATGTCGATCTGGACCAAGCTCGGACTAGGCCTCGCCGCGGTGCTGGCGATTGGCTTTGCCATCTTCGGTATCATCCGCTGGTACGATCATCAGCTCGATGCTGCCTTCCAGCGCGGGTCGGATGCGGCCTACGCCCATGTCGACAAGCGTGCCACTGGGATCGCTAACCAGCTCACGGTTGCGGCCAACAAGCTGAAAGACCAAGCCAATGAAGCTCATCTCGCTACTGCCGTTGCTGCTACTGATCTCCGCGTGCGGGGGCCCGGACGTGCATCTTGTCCCGCCCCAGTCGACGCCGGCGCCAGTGGACACGAGCAAGCCCTTACCGCCGAAGCGGATGCCGGACTTGCAGTGTCTCCAGAACACTGGGCGCGTGTGCCCTGGGACTGGCTCGTCACAGTTATCCAAGAGCATGACGACGTACTGACCGAAGCAGATGCCTGGCGGAAGAACGACCAAGCAAAGTCAGAGATTATCGCTCAAGAAAGCAAATAATAACGGGGTCGGGCAGAAACTGCTCGACTCCAACAAAAGTCTATTACATATAGGCGTGGGTTGGGTGGGGAAATATGGCGGATGTAGCTGCAGCTCAGGCTGCCAATTATCATGACAACAATCCTGAATATGGTCCCAAGCTAACAGATTGGGCCAATGAGCCACGTCTGTGCGACCTGGTCACGGACTTCGAGAATGCCAAGCAAGTTCAGGGCGTTCAGATCACCAAGATCAATCGCTGGAATGACCTGCTCCATGTGAAGGGCACGGCCAAGCCGACCAAGGTCAAGGGCCGTTCAGGCGTCCAGCCCAAGCTGATCCGGCGCCAGGCAGAGTGGCGCTACTCAGCCCTGACCGAGCCGTTCCTGGCTTCGGCCAAGCTGTTCAAGATCTCGCCGGTCACCTTCGAAGACGGCAAGGCTGCCCGGCAGAACGAGCTGGTCCTCAACTACCAGTTCCGGACCCAGATGAACCGGGTCAAGTTTATCGACGACTTCATCCGCTCAACGGTCGACGAGGGTACCTCGATCGTCCGCGTCGGCTGGAAGCGTCACACCGTCAAGATCAAGCAGGAAGTGCCGGTCTACGATCACTTCGCGATCGAGGACGAAGAGCAGGCCCAGATGCTGCAGCAGGCGATTGCCCTCAAGGCATCTGACCCGCACAGCTTCAACGACCAGGCGCCGCCCGAACTGAAGGCGTGCGTCGACTATTACGAGGAAACCGGCGAGGCGACCTACGCCGAAGACAATGGCACGGTCCAGGTGGTCGAGGTCGAGAAGATCATCGAGAACCGGCCGACCGCCGAAGTCATGAACATCGCCAACGTGTTCATCGACCCGACCTGCAACGGCGACATCGACAAGGCGATGTTCGCCATCTGCTCATTCGAGACCTGCCTGGCCGACCTCAAGAAGGAAGGCAAACGCTACACAAATTTGGATCAGGTCAACTTCGAAGGTTCGTCGGTGCTGCAGCAGCCCGACCACCAGACGCAGATCCCCGATCCGATCAATCTCCACGACAAGGCCCGCCGAAAGATCGTGGCCTATGAGTATTGGGGCTTCTACGACATTCACGGCAATGACGAGCTGATCCCGTTCGTCGCCACCTGGATCGGCAAGACGCTGGTCCGCATGGAGCTCAACCCGTTCCCGGACGGCAAGCTTCCCTTCGTTCTGGTTCCGTACCTGCCGGTCAAGCGCGAGCTCTATGGTGAGCCCGATGCCGAGCTGCTGGAAGACAACCAGGCGATCCTCGGCGCTGTCAGCCGCGGCCTGATCGATCTCCTCGGCCGGTCAGCCAATGCCCAGCAGGGCTTCGCCAAGGGAATGCTCGATCCGCTCAACCGCCGTCGCTACGAGGACGGCAAGGATTACGAGTTCAACCCGAACGTCTCGCCGGCCAATGGCATCGTCGAGCACAAGTATCCGGACATCCCGCAATCGGCGATGCTGATGCTCAACCTGCAGAACCAGGAAGCCGAGGCCCTCACCGGCGTCAAGAGCTTCGCTGGTGGCATGTCGGGCGAAGCCTATGGTGATGTGGCCGCGGGTATCCGCGGCGTGCTGGATGCCGCCTCCAAGCGCGAAATGGCGATCCTTCGCCGGCTGGCCAAGGGCATCATGGAAGTGGGTCAGAAGATCTGCTCGATGAATGCCGCCTTCCTCAGCGAGGAAGAGACCATCCGGATCACCAATACCGAGTTCCAGACGGTTCGCCGGGAAGACCTGGCCGGCAACTTCGATCTCGAGGTCGATATCTCGACCGCCGAAGTCGATGCCAAGCAGGCCCAGGACCTGGCATTCATGCTGCAGACGCTGGGTAACACGGTCGACATGGGGATCACCCTGATGATCCTCAGCGAGATCGCCCGCCTGTCGAAGCTGCCGGAGCTGGCCGAGAAGATCGCCAAGTTCCAGCCGCAGCCGGATCCGCTGGCTCAGGAGATGCAGAAGCTGCAGATCGAGGAACTGCGGTTCAAGGTCAAGAAGCTGATGTCGGAGGCCGAGCTCAACGACGCCAAGACTGACAAGACCGAAGCCGAAACTGATGCCGTCAACCTCGGCTTTGTCGAGCAAGAGACTGGCACGACCCACGCCCGCGAGATGGAAAAGCAGCGTGGCCAGGCTCAGGGCAACATGGATCTCGAGGTCACCAAGGCCTTGCTCAAGACCAGGAAGCCCGAGGAAAAGGACGGCGATGTCGAGGCAGCCATTGGCTACTCGCGGATCGCCAACAAGCAGGACAATGACAGCAACGTAGCGCCTCCCGTGCAGGCAATTCCCGCACCGGCAGCAAGCGCCTTGCCAGTCGACGACATTGGGGGAGCAGGCCTCCCGATCGGACCAGAGGCAGACCAGCCGCTGGATCCGGCGATGGTAACCCAGCCTGTATGAGTGAGGTAGTTTCGTGACCGATTATGTGAACCAACTCGAAGACCAGATTGCCGACAATCGTGAGCTCGTCGCCAAGCGTGACATTGCGATCAAGTTGGCTGGCAACCGGGAGTTCAACAAGCTGATCATTGAGGGTTTCCTCAAGGAAGATTGCGCTCGTTACGCCCAGCTGTCGGCCGATCCGTCCATGAGTGCCGAGTCCCGGGCTGATAGCCTTGGCCTGGCTCAGGCGGCCGGCCACCTCAAGCGGTACCTGTCGGTCACCGTGCAGATGGGCAACCGCGCCGAGGCGGAGATCCTCAAGCTCGAGGAAGCCATCCAGGAGGCCCGCATCGAAGATGCCGAGGCCGCACTCGAAGCCGCGGGCAACCAGCCTGAGGGCGTCGTCGGACCGGAGGCTTAATCCATGGCTGACGAGCTGAAGCAGGAGGAGCAGGAAACTGCTCCGGCCAACGTCCTCGCCATGAGCGATGCCGAGATGGCCAACCTCAATAGCCCGTCTGAAGTGGCGGAGGCAGCCCCAGCTGCCTCTGTTACCACCGAAGGCGAAACTGAAACCAAGACTGAAGCCGAGCCGGCTGCAGGCGAGGGCGATGCGGCCACCGCTGCGGAGGCGTCAGCCGAAGCAGCTGGTGGGGAAGCAGAGCCCGAGGCGAAGCCCGGCGCTGAAGCTGAGGTCAAAACCGACGCCAAAACCGAAGAAAAGGCAGCTGATAAAGCTGACGCTACCGGTAGTGAGTCGGAAGTTAAGACCGACAAAGTCGAAGAGACCCCGGTCAATTACCAGGAAGCCTACGACAAAGTTATGTCGTTCAAGGCCAATGGCAAAGAGATCAAGCTGACCAACATCGATGAAGCCGTAAAACTCATGCAGATGGGTGCTAACTACACCCGCAAACTGCAAGAGTTGCAGCCTCACCGAAAAATTGTTACTATGCTCAGCAACAACGGTCTCCTCGACGAGGGCAAACTTTCTTTCCTGATCGATCTGGACAAGAAAGACCCTGAGGCGATCAAAAAGTTAGTGAAAGATGCCGGCCTCGATATCCTTGATATCGATACCAGTGTCGATCCGGCTTACCAGCCTGGAAGTCACGCGGTCACGGATACCGAGGTGAACTTCCGCACTGCCACGGAGGAGCTAGTCGCTCTCGATGGCGGTCGGGAGACCATCACGACCATCCACGACAAGTGGGACGAAACCAGTAAGGGAGCCTTGTGGGAAAATCCAGGTACTCTGGCGATAATCCACGAACAGCGGTTGAACGGGGTCTATGACCTGATCACCGCCGAAGTGGACCGGCAGAAGATGCTCGGAAATATCCCTCCGAACACACCGTTCCTGGAGGCATACACCCAGGTCGGCGATGCGCTGGTAGCAGCCAGAGCAGCAGCTGATCCGGGCGGTAAGCAAGCGGGAGCGACGGAGGAGCTGCCCGGTTCCGGGCCCCAACCGATCGCCACTCGAGCTGCTGCACCGAAGACACCCCTAGCGAACGACGATAAGGCAAAGGCTGCGTCTCCGACGCGGGCAGCGCCAACCAAAGCCGGGGTTGTCAAAAATCCACTCGCCGAGTCGGACGATGATTTCCTCAAACAAATGAACGGACGGCTCTGACCTGGGGAGGCAGTGACCGTCAAATGGGTGGGGAGTTTAAGTCATGTTGAACTATACCGCTGGCGCGGGTGACAAGGAGGTCATCGACGGCGCCGGTTCCGGTCAGATGAACACCTTCTTCTGGTTGAAGAAGGCGATCATCACCGCACGGAAGGACCAGTATTTCCTTCCGCTCGCTTCGGTCGAGAACATTCCGGCTCACTTCGGCAAGACCATCAAGGTCTACGAATATGTGCCGCTGCTCGACGACCGCAACGTCAATGACCAGGGCATCGATGCCGCTGGTGCCACCATCGCGGACGGCAACCTCTATGGTTCCAGCCGTGACGTGGGCGCCATCACCTCGAAGCTCCCGCTGCTCGGCGAAAACGGTGGCCGCGTTAACCGCGTCGGCTTTACCCGTCTGCAGCGTTCGGGTTCCATCACCAAGTTCGGTTTCTTCACCGAATTCTCGCAGGAGTCGATCGATTTCGACTCGGACGAGAAGCTGATGGACCACCTCAGCCGTGAGCTTCTCACGGGTGCGGTCCAGCTGACCGAGGCGGTCCTCCAGAAGGATCTTCTCGCGAACGCCGGCGTCATTGTCTATTCGGGCACCGCGGTATCGAACGCGACGGTTTCGGGTGAAGGCGCTGGCGCTGCCATCGTCGATTACGCGGACCTGATGCGTCTCGACCAGATCCTGACCGACAACCGCACTCCGCAGCAGACCAAGGTGGTCACTGGCTCGCGTCTCATCGACACGGCCACCATCCCGGCTGCTCGTGTGATGTTCGTCGGCTCGGAGCTGGTGCCGTTGCTGAAGGGTATGCAGGACCTGTTCTCGAACAAGGCCTTCATCGCCGTGCAGCATTACGGCGACGCTGGCACCGTCCTCAACGGCGAAATCGGCACCATCGATGCGTTCCGCATCGTCCAGGTTCCGGAAATGCTGAACTGGACCGGTGCTGGTGCCAACGTGGTCACCAACCCCGGCTATCGGGTCAGTGGCGGCAAGTACAACGTCTATCCGATGCTCGTCGTCGGTGATGACAGCTTCGCCACCATCGGCTTCCAGACGGACGGCAAGACGGTCAAGTTCTCGACCATCACCAAGATGCCGGGCAACGCGACCGCCGATCGCAACGATCCTTACGGCGAGACGGGCTTCAGCTCGATCAAGTGGTACTACGGTATCCTGGTCAAGCGCCCGGAGCGCATCGGTCTCATCAAGACCGTCGCGCCGCTCTAAGGCCAGACTACGGGGGGAGGCTTCGGTCTCCCCCCAAATTTTCTTCAAGTTAAGTCCAACAGTTTACCAGCCAGCTCATGGTGAGGTGGCGGAAACCAGATGGGAATTTGCAAATGACCGATCAGACCACTCCGGCCACCGAACTCAGTGCCGAAGAAAAAGCCGCTCAGCTGAAGCTGCTCAAGAGCCGTGCCGACCTTATGGGCATCGCCTATTCCAACAACATCGGGCTCGACGCCCTCCGTGATAAGATCGCTGCCAAGGTTGCCGGCGAGAATGCCGTCAATGTGACCGAGAGCAATGCTGCCATGGACCTAGGTTCGACCCCGGACCAGGTCGGCGCCCTTGGAGCCAGCGAGGAGCATCTGACCCCCAACCAGCGGTTGTGGCGTGAACAGATGGCCCTGGTTCGCTGCCGCATCACCAACCTGGATCCCAAGAAGCGCGACCTGCCGGGCGAGATCTTCGCCGTGGCCAACCGCGTGCTGGGCACCGTCCGGAAGTTCATCCCCTATGGGGAGCTGACCGAGAACGGCTACCACATTCCGCGGATCCTGTTCAACGAGCTCAATGCTCGGAAATTCAACCACATCTCGACCCGTCGCGATCCGCACACCAAGACGGAAATCGTCGAGTCCCGCTGGGTGAAGGAATTCTCGCTCGAGATCCTTCCGCCGCTGACCCAAGACGAACTGCGGGAGCTGGCGACTGCCCAGATCGCGGCCGGCTCGGTGCCAGTGACCGGTGAACTGAGCTAATCGGAGAACACCAATGACGACGTTGTGCGGTGCGGAAACTGAAGCCAATGACCTCGTAACGGCTTTGATTGCCGGCAAGGATTTCACCCTGCCGGACGTCGACCTGTCAGGACCGGAATTTGATTTCCCGGCCGATGACACGATCGACCCGCCCGCCGCGTTGACCAATGAACTGCTGACCACCAAGATGGTCGGCGGCGCTGGTACCTTCGATGTCATTATGGCGTCGATCTCGAACCACCTGAAGGCGGAATTCGAGAAGAGCCGGATCACCGGCGAACAGTACACCAAGGCGTACATCGAGCTCACCGCTCAGTCGCTGCAGGGTGCCATTCAGTATCTGACGGTCAAGGACACTGCCTACTGGCAGGCGGTCGCAGCTCAGTATCAGGCGAAGATCGCTCAGGCCGGCCTGGTTGAAAGCCGGGTCAAGCTCGAGATTGCCAAGGCCAACCTGGCCACTGCCCGCCTCGAAGCGGCGAACCAGGAAGCCAATTACGCGCTCACCAAGATCAAGGTGGCGACCGAGGAAGTCCAGTATTGCACCGGCAAATTCGGCCTCGACAACATCCTGCCGCAGCAGCTGTTGCTCCTGACCGAGCAGACTGAGAGCCAGCGGGCCCAGACGATGGACACCCGCATGAATGGTACCACCCCGGTGACCGGCCTGATGGGCAAGCAGAAGGCGCTCTATGATCAGCAGATCACGTCCTACAAGCGTGACGCCGAGACCAAGGCGATCAAGCTGTTCACCGATGCCTGGATCACCCAGAAGACGATCGATGAAGGCCTGTCGCCGCCGACCCAGTTCGCTAACACCGAACTGAACACGATCCTCAACCGCCTCCGGGTCAATCTCAATCTCGACACCTAAGAGGTTCGCATGGGCCTGTTCGGGAGCAAAAAGACCTATGTGTCCGCCGTCGTCTACAACATGTCGGGCGACGTCAACGAACGCATGAATTACCTGAAGACGGTGGTGGTGGGGGGTGTTCTCTCCAACACCAAATTCTCCATGGCTGAATGTCTCAGCAATAATTATCTGACTGGTCCCGGTATTAAGGCCAGGAGTTTCCATCGCTGGTCCAAGCGAACCGGAAACTATGACATCATCGGCGTCCCGACCGTCAACATTTTCTCGCCGTCCTACAATCCGGCGACGGTTATGGGCAACATCCCGCTGACTTCCGGGCACACTGCGTCGTACAAGAAGATCGACTTCGGGCCCGGCGAAGCCAGCTACTTTGCTGAGCAGTGGGTGATGGAGAACTACCAGGAGCGGGTCGGGCTCAACTGGGTCTCGACCTATGACTATGTGGCGGACGAGATCACGATCCATTGGGAGGATTACCCGGGCTCCCCGTCCGTGTTTACCCCGTCGCAGCCGATCGATAACGGTTCCTATTACTATTACACCGTCTATGAGGAGCGAGCCGGAGGGTCCTTCCTGGGCTCCTACATGTGGATCTACAAGGTCGGTGATGGCATCACGGCCATGGACGACATGCCGATCTTCAACCCGCTGGTCGATGAGTTCATGACCTTCATCCCTTTCCGGATGGGCAATGAATTCATCTCCGATGACTGGAAGCCGGAGTTCTACCCCTACGTCAAGAAGGCCTACAAGAAGCTGACCGGGGGCAAGAAGCTCAGCGAGCTGGTCGAAATGGTTGCGGACAATGAGGATCTCGACGACATTGACCGGGCGTATGTTATGCCCGGGGTGGCGCTCAACCATCCGGACCGCTCGGCTCGCCGGTATTTGTTCCGGTTCTTCGACTTCCTCAAAGATGCCTCGCTGTCCTATGACACCGACTGGGACAGCTATGTCGGTGACTATGCCAGTTACCAGTCAGACAACACCACCTACAAGGATGGCCGCGTCCTCTACCTCGACACGCCGATCGAAGGCGGTGGAGGCGGAGGTGAAGGTGGTGGAACCGGGGATCCGGCCAACACGACACCATCACCGGCTGAGCCGGCCGAGCCCCTGACCGCGATCGATATTCGCTCGAGCGGATCCTGGGACGGCAACTTCCACATGCAGATGAAGTGGAATTCCATCACCAAGACCACTGGCTCGGGGATCAAGTCCGGCTCGCCGTCCGGAACCAAGACCGGTGACGTCTGGTGGGGCGTGTCGAGCGAGGTCGACCTCAACAGCGAGATCAACTTCATCAACCATGTAGTGACCTCCGATCGGAAGTCGACCACGGTCCAGCTGACCTGGCAGTTCGCTGACCACTGGGAGACGCTCGAGATCAAGGGTCTCAAGCACAAGAACATAATCAAAAATGGTGAGTCGGCCGACGTCAAGGCCAAGGACGCCCTCGAGGACGAGGAAGAGTCGGCGTTCCTTGTTCCAATCCACTACGAGACGTTCCGGTCGCTGAGCCTGGTTGACTCGACCCAGATGATGACCTGCTGCACCTATGCGGTATTCACCTGCTACGAGGTGGTGAAGCAGAAGTGGTACCAGACTGCCTTCTTCAAGATCATCGTGTTTGTCGTGATCATCGCCCTGACGGTTTTTCTCGGTCCGGAGATCGGCATAGCAGCTGGCGGCATTCTTGGCTCCAGTGCTGCGGTTGGCGCGGCCCTGGGATTTGCCGGACTGATGGCAGTGCTCGTTGGCGCCATTGCCAATGCGATCGCTGCAATGGTCCTGATGGCGATCCTGCAGAAGGTCGGCACGGCAGTGTTCGGCGACAAGATCGGAGCGATCATTGCCGCGGTTGCCGGAGCGATTGCCATGGCAGTCGGCGGGGGCCTGATGAATGGCCAGTCGATGTCGGCGATGTGGGGCAACATGATGAGTGCCGTCAACATCATCCACATGACAGCGGCCGTTGGTAACGGCATCGCCGGCTATATCCAAGGCAGCGCCCAGGAGATGATGGTCAAGACCCAGGAGATGATGGCTCAGTACGAGAAGGACTCGAAGCGTATCCAGGACATGTTCGTCAAGGAATTCGGAATGGGCGACTTCCACTGGGATCCGAACATGCTGACCAATACCAACTTTGGCGGAGTGAGCGAGATCCCTCAATGCTTCCTGGATCGAACATTGTTGACTGGCGGAGACATCGCCGAGATGTCATTAAATATGGTAAGAGACTTTGCGGATATGACGCTTAACCTCAACACTATGGGTAGTTAGTTTGAAATTCCTGGGGAGGAATTGATGTCGGGTTGGGATTTCCTGGGGCAAAGCGGTCCCACTAATTTCGGGATGGGGGGCTATAATGTCCTCGGTTCCACCCCGGGCATTATGTCCGGCACAATGGCTGATCCGGGCTCCTTTGCCAGTGCTGGTGGCGTTGGCTCGATGGCCACGGCCGGTGGCGGACTTGGCGGCGCTGCTGGAGGCATGGGTGCCATGGGCGCGGTTGGCGCTGGTATCTCGGCGATCCAGTCGCTGGCCAGCATGTGGATGGGCTTCAAGCAAATGAAGATGGCCCAGAAGCAGTTCAAATTCGAAAAGAAGATGGCCAACCAGAACCTGATCAACCAGATGAAGACGTACAATACGGCTCTGGCGGATCGGGCCCGGTCGCGTGGCGTGATGGAAGGCCAGTCGCCTGACCAGGTGGCAGACTATATCCGCAGCAACTCGCTCTACAAGGGCGATCCGCTGAAGGGCAAGACCACTGGGATGGTCAACGACACCATCACGGCATCGCTCAACAATTACAATGCGATCAGCGGTGGCAAGGGTAGCTATGCTGCCCCGGCTGGTGCGACCTCGCTGCTCAATCCGGCCGCGGCGCCAGCTGCTGCAGCTCGTCCAGCCGGTGGTGGCGGGCTCTCAAGCTATAGTGCCCTTGCCGCATCCGCCGCACCTGCCTCACGGGGCGCTGCTGAGCGGACCCGTGATGACGACCGTCCTGCCGGTTAATCGGAGCTATTCATGACCCAACTGACTTGGCGTGACGTTGCCACTCCTGATTTCCAGGGTGTGCAGTATGGCCTGAAGGCTGCTTCCGAAACGCTCGATCACGGGTTCGATGTCGCTCGCGCCGGCGTCAAGGACGTCGAGAAGCGGCAGAACGATAACCAGTCGGCGGCATTGCTGGCCGAGTTGGCCAAATATGATGACGCTGGGCAGCTGCAGGCTGATCTGAAGAGCGGTGCCTTCCAGGGCAAGTTCGACATGAGTAAGCTCCACCCGGAAGATCTCAAGACGGTGATGAGTCGGCCGAGCGAAATCCTGGCATTCGCCAAGGACAAGACCGCATTCGACCAGACCCAGAAGGGCATCCAGGACTCCGATTACATGCGGACCAACGCCCCGATCTTTAATGGGGCACTGGTAGCCCGTCGCCAGGGCGACAAGGCATTCCAGGAATACTACAACACCCACAAGGATATTCTTGAGGGTGCTCCAGGAGCCGCGTTCAACGCATTCCTGAATAATGAGCAGGAGATCTCCCAGGGCGATCTGTCGCGTCAGGGTACCCAGCTCAACCAGCTGATCACCGGCACCAACTTCAAGGATGGCCAGACCGACCGCAATGAGGGTCGTGGCTTCGAGCAGCTGAAGTCGCAGCTCTCGGTGTTCGCCGACCAGGGTGCCCGTCAGCGGTTCATGAACAATGACGCCAATTACAAGAAAGTCTCCGAGGAATTCGGCGAACAGGTTGCCAGCCGGATGCGGGGCCTGCTGAATGGTGACATCAGCGGTCCGGCCGGTGGCAGCGGTGCTGGCGGTGGAACCGGTGGTACTGGTGCGGGTGGCAAGAACGTCTATTCGGTCCTGCTGGGCGATGGCCAGGGTTCCGGTGGCGGCAACAAATTCGGCTTCAATTTCGGCGATCCGACCCAGAAGACGATGGGCGAGGTCTATGATTTTCAACGCAATGTGATGATCCCGGCGACCAAGGCTGCCGGCGTGGGCAAGGATGCCAATGGTAACGTCGTTGGCTCCAGTGCCATCGGCGCCTACCAGATCGTTTCCGGCACGCTGGCAGCTCACGCTCAAAAGCTGTTCGGTGACGGCTGGCGGAACATGAAGTTCGATGCTGCCGCTCAGGATAAGTTGGGCGAGTCGATCTTCAATGAAGCCAAGCAGAATGGCACCGACCTTCACAAGGTCTGGGAAGGCCTACCTGTCGGCACCAGCGCCAAGGGTGCAACCTGGGCGGCGATCCGTGATAAGATCACCATGGCAGAGTCGGGTGGGGTGGTTGACCCGCGTGCTGCTCAGATCATGGCCGAGACCGTCATCGACACTGCAGTCGGCGGATCCCAGGCCAATGACACGATCCGTGAGATCCGGGCTTCAGGCGCCCTGACCGACACCACGCCCAATAAGGCGATTGCGATCCAGGCTGTGGCTGGCGACCTCGCTGGTGGCGTGTTCAAGGGTGCCGACGTCAATCGCCTGACCGAGAAGATCGTCGAGGTCAAAAACCGGGCGTTCGAGAAGACCGGCAAGAAGATCAGCGCCAAGGCAGCGGTCATGATCCTCGAGCGAGCGGTCGATGGTGAGCAGGGCGCCATCACCCAGGGTATCGATAAAGTTGGGAATTTCTTCGGCCTCAGCGATGGGATGCCGGACAATTTCAATGACAGCTACATCGATGCCGCAGTCGGCCTGCTCAATAATCCCGAGCAGTCGGGCAAGCGAGCAGTCAATCTCGATCGGGCTCAGCAGGGGCGTGATGCTGCAGGACAGGCCGCGGCCATCCTGGCTCAGATCGCTGCCGAAGAGCAGGCGGCCGTTCAGCACGCCGCTGAGACCGGTCAAAAGGTCGACTATGAGTATTTCGCCAAGAAGCGGGCAGCAGTGACCAGCCAAGCTGGAACCAAGTTTCAGGGCGCGGTGGATGAGGCTGTGCGGCAGAACAACGCCGCTTTCCCCGATCGCCGTGAGGAGGCTCCACCGAAGCCGGTTGCCCAGCGTCCGGCCGTGCCTACAGGTGCGAACCTGATCCTGGCCAACGCGGCATCGAAGACCAATCCCAACGTCAATGCTGACTGGGTCAAGCGTGCCAAGCCGGTTGCTCCTGCACCGAAGAAGAAAACTCAGGCCGAGTTCAATGCCATGTTGGCAGCGGCGGCGGGTAAATCTCTGCTCAATCGATAATTGTTACAGGTGAGGCAATCTCCAGTTGCCTCACTTTTCTACTGTGCTAGAGATAACAGCGGGTAGTGGGGATTTCATTAATGTCTGACGTGTCTCGCCTGTTTGGTGAATATCTTGGCACAGCCGCACAGTCGAAGCAGATCGATGTCGCTGAAGCGGCGGCAACCAAGCAGGCAAATTTCAACGGTGGGTACCGTGACGCTGCCCGGGACGATCCCGATATCGCGTTGACCTCCAAGCTGACAGCTCAGGATATTCTCAACCCGAACGCTGGCGACCGTGATGCCTTGGCTCAAGAAGTAGGTGGTTACGGTCAATATGTCGAAGACACCTCTGCGACCCGATCCAACGGACGGGCAATCGGCGACAGTGCAGTCGACGTCGTCAACGGTGTCTTTCAAGGTGCTCTTGGCATTGGCGCTGTTGGAGCTGGTCTGGTTGATCGTGATGCTGGCACGGCCGTAAGCGGCTGGGCCCAGGACGTTAATGACTTTGGTTCAGGTCTGCAGTCCAACGCGCTCAACGCCCGTCGACGGGCCCATGGTGAGCGGGTCAGCGTCTCCAGTGAGGAGAATGCTCGGCTCCGCGACGAAGAGATCGCCAACGGCTCGAGCTCGTTTGTAGCCGGTCTTCGCCAGGTTGGCCGGGACTTCATCGACGGTGTCAACAATATGGACGCCGTCAACCTCGAGTCGGGTACGGCTCAGGGCGTCGGTTCGATGCTCCTCGGCGGTGTCATCGGCAAGGGTATCAAGGCAGTCGGTGGCCTGGCTGCAGCCCGTCTCGCGGTGGGAGCTGCCGGTCCTTCGAAGGCTGCGTTCGCAATCAATGCTGCCACCCGGGGTGGAGCAATGCCGCTGGCGATTGGTGCCCTCGAGGGTGGCGGCGCCTATACCCAGACCGTCAACGAAGTCATGGGCATGTCCCACGACCAGTTGCTCAAGGGATCGCCAGATTATCAGTCGCTGATCGAACAGGGCTGGAGTGAGAGTGATGCCAAGGCTGAAATCGCCAACCATGCCGGTCTGACGGCCGCTGCCATCCAGGCCCCGGTCGGTGTCATCACCGGTAAGCTGGTGTCCAAGTTTGAAGCCGATCCGTTCCATGTGCCCGGTCTTAAGACTGCGGCCGGCAACGTCCTCCGGGAAACCGTGGAGGAAGGCCTCCAGTCGGGTGGCGGTCAGATCGCGACCAACGTCGGGATCCAGGCCAATGCCGATCAGGATCGCTCGCTGACGACTGATGTCGGTGACCAGGCGGCCGAGGGTGCTCTCTATGGTATGGGTACCGCGGGAGCGGTGCAGATCCCAGGTGCTCCGATCACGGCCGGCAAGGCTGTTGCTGCTGGAGTTGGCAAGATTGTCGACGCTGGCAAGGACTTCGCCTCCAACCGTGCAGCTGCAGTTGAGGCCGGGATTGATGCCCAGTCGCCGCTGTCGGTTCACAATGCCGAGACCCGCACCACCGCCGAGGCTGCAGCTCAGGCAGTGGCCGAGCCGGGTGTGCTCGATGGCCTGCGGGAGCGTCTCCAGGAAAAGGCCGGTTCGGAAGAGCAGTTCACCGCGGGCGAAAAGGCGATCGACGACCTGATCAGTGCGGTGTCGTTCGACGGAGCCAAGGAAGCTGAAGCCCACAAGGATGGGCCCGCAGTTGCTTCAATCCTGTCTGGTTCCACCGACCGGTTTGACGCCCTGCAGAAGATGACGGCCGCCGTCCAGGACAAGAATTTGGCCCCGGAAGACCGGGCCGAAGCCAGCCTGTGGCTGGCCCAGTTCACCAAGGATCATGCCGGGGACATGGTCGAGAAGCTGGGTGATGCGTTCGAACCGCTGGACCAGAACGATCCCGCGGTAGAGCAGCTCAACAAGCTGGCCGAGATCGTCCAGAATTTCAGTGCAAGCCCCGAAGTCCACAAGGCGATCGAGACCGGCAACAAGATTGCATCCGCGATCACTGCGGCCCGGGTCAAGAATGATGCCCGTTGGGCCAGCATTGCCGCCAAGTCGGCGATCCAGAACCCGGGCAGCGTCAAGGCGGATGTCGTCGACACGGTGCTCGAGATGGCCAGTAAGGGTGACCTGCCGCTGACGCCGGCAGAACGCCAGAGCCTTGAGGCCATAGCCGGCCTCAACCGGATCCAGGCTGCAGACGTGGCCAAGTCGAACGAGCTCAAGCTGACCCAGAGCCATGCGATCGCCTATGACATCCGTCACGGCGACAATGGCGAAGGTGAATTCGAGTCGCTGAGCTCGCACCAGCAGAAGATCTCGTCCTCGATCCGTCAGGGTGACCTGCCCAAGGCAGCCAAGCAGCTGGCGGACCTAATGAAGTTTGCCCAGAGTCAGAACAACAAGATCGCTGCGATCAATGAAAACCTGGCGGGTGGTGAAGGTAGCGAAACCAACACCACACCGTACAAGGCTCTAGCCCAACAGACCCGGAAATTCTTCGAACAGAAGCAGGGAATGTGGGTTAATCCCATGGCTCCGAAGTCAGTTCGCTTTGCCCAGCGGGTATTCGAGGATGCCCGTGCGACGGTCGACTTCGCCAACCACTTGGCTGAACTGCACCCTGAGTTGGGCATCAAGCCGGTCACTCTGACCCAGCTCGACGAGTCCCTCCAGGACCGGGCCGAGCAGGTCAAGTTCAATTACAAGCAGGCGCGTAACGCCGCCCGCGAGGAAGCCGCCCGCCAGCAGAAAGAGCAGCCCCTCGCTCAGGAAAGCAGCGAGCCGGCGCCGGAACCGGACGCCAAGCCGCAAAGCCGCGGCGAGCGTCTGAAAGAAGTCAAGGACAGGCTCGAGAAGTCGGCCGCCAAGGGCGAGCTGAAGACGATGGTGCTGTACCCGGATGCCACCGACACGCTCGACAAGGGTCGCCACGAATTCGCCTACCGCACCAAGGAAGGCAAGGTGGTGTTCGGGCAATACATCCTGAACGGCGACAAGATCGAAGGCTTCACCATCGGTGAGCGTTCGAACAAGGTCTCGATTGGCCCGGCTGCTGTGCTGAAACTGGCTCAGCTGCTGATGGCCAAGCATCCCAACGTCACCTCGTTCGAGGTGTATCGTCACAGTGGTAGCAATGTAAACGAGGGCGATGGTGCAAAATCTTACACCCTTATCCGGCAAGGAAACCGACTCGTCCGCGAGACGGAGTCCGGCCACGAAGCCACGAGCGGAGCGAGTGGCGACACCGTGGCAGAGGACACCGTCGACGCGGTGGAAAAGACCAACGAACCCAACTCCTCTAAAGTTGAAGAGAAGTCGGGAGTTGTTGAAAACAAAGCAGAAAAGCCGGACTCATCCGAAGTTCGAGCTGTGGAAAATGTTGAGGACAACTCAACTGAACCCGCTGTCGATGATAGTGCTGGTCCTGTAGAGCCGTTCGCCGATCTCCTCGAGATCGGTGGCACCAATGCGTTCAAGGAAAGCTTCAAAATCCCGACCCAGCCAATCAGTCGATTGTTGGGACTGGGACGTGAGATGTTCCAGACGCTGCTCGGGGCCCTCAAATCCAGCACGGCCCTCAAGGCCTTCGTCGGCGAGGACAACCGGTTCTTCCAGAAGCCGATCGGCGAGCAGGTCCTCAAGGATTATTCCAGCTACCTCGGCCTGGCTCGGCCGATCGCCACCGCCATGACCAACCAACTGGGCCAGTTCCTGGTCAAGAATGGTGATGCCATTGCCGCGGGCAAAGCTGCCAACAAGTGGGTCAACGGCAAGGCCTTGAACCTGGTCTCGACCGAGGATGGCAAGGTCACCGGCTACGACATGGAGCTGCTGCAGGGCGGGATCCTGGCGGCCCTGCATTGGCTGCTGATCGCCAACAGTGCGGCTCGCAACCAGGATGCCGAAGACATCGCCAAGCGATTGGGCGTCGACATTGCCGAAGTGCCGGCCGAGGCTCCGGCTTACTTCAACTATGGCTACCCCAACGTCAACTCGAAGCGCCAGCTGGCGTCGTTGATCCGCCGTTTCTGGGGCGTCCAGGAAAAGACTGGCGCCTTTATCGGCAATAGCGAAGGCATCACCGAGGCATTCGCCGGTGAGCTGCTCAATGCACTGGTGTCGGTCGGCCTGCTCGAGCAGGACAAGCCGATCACGATTGGCGAGATCACTGTGCAGCGGTTGCTGCCGGTCAAGGATACCGACGCCGGCAAGCTGGCGACCCGGCTCAAGGAGACCAAGTCGGACCTGATCGACAAGCTGGTCACGATCGAGCCAGAAGAAACGCTGTTTGTCGGAACCGCGCCAACTTCTGTCGCGAAATATCAAATGGGTTCGAGCCTGGTGAAGACCACCAAGCAGCAGCGGGACCTGATCGAACGCTACCAGAAGGTGCCGTTCCGGGCCAACATGCGGATGGTCGAGCTCTATGAGGGCCTGACCGAAGACCAGTTCGCCGAGCTGTTCGGGGCCCCGGCCTTCGAAGAGGGCGCGGTCAACATCAACCATGCCAAGTCGCTGGATGGCAAGATCATCACGGCCCGGTCGGCCTATGCGACCTTCAAGGAATTGCTAGGTCACATCCGACAGACTGCAACTGAGCAGGGACTGAGTCCTGACCAAGTTGAAGTTTTCTACGATTACGGTGTGTCTGCAGTCGGTCGTCTGCACATGCTCGGCCGCAACAATCCGCAGGCCTCCAAGATCCTGCGTGAGATCATCCTGCCGACGCATTCGACGATCGATCTCGCTGACCCCGAGCATCGCAAGATGTTCTTCGCCGCGGTCGGCCAGCATCTGGGGATCAAGATCCACCAGACCGGTCTGGCCAACATCGAGCAGCTGGTCACCGACAAGATGGCCCAGCTCGATGGGGTGCTCGACATTGTCGAGAAGAAAAAATTCACCGCTGAAGATCTGCAGCTGCTGAAGGATAAGCTGGGCAAGGACCTTACCCCGGGTGCTTTGCACGCCCTGCAGGATTACGTCCGGTTCACCCAGCACGACGACAACAGCGGGTTCGACACGGCGCTGTACCTCGAGGCTGACGGTGTCACCGATGGCCCGATCAACGCCATGGTCCACATGGGTGTCGGTCAGCATGGGGAATTCACGCCCGGCTGGATCCAGACGGTGGCCAAGGGCGGCCTGATGATCGGCGAGGATCGGGGAACCTTCGCCGACCAGTTCGCCGCGGATCCGGTGGATCTCTACACGGCCGTCAAGAATGAGCTGACCACCCTGCTCGATGGCATGGTTGCCAACCTCGCCGGCGATCCGGAGATGAGCCTGATCAACCAGGCCCTGCGGAACGTCATGGCCGAGATGATGAAGGACATGCGGTTCGAGGGAACCGACCTGATCATCGATCGTGGCGTGACCAAGAACCCGGTCACCATCACTGTCTATGGTTCCGGTGCCAAGGGCATCGCCGGCAAGATCGTCAACGAGATCTTCGAAGAGATCTACGCCCGCATGAGCGACCCCGAGCAGCACGGTTCGGTGGCCAGCATCGGTCAGGAAATCTCGGGCCTCACCAACCACAAGGTTGTGTGGAGCACCAAGAAGTCGAAATTCTTCGCCATCCGCGAGCCGGCCGAGCAGCCGCGGGACAAGTCGTTCAAGAATTACACCTTCACCCGGAGCCAGGAGAAGAACCTCCGGTCCGCGGTGGAGCATCTGTTCGTCGGGCCGATGGTCCAGGCGATGAACAAGGTGATCGGCGAGACCCGTCCTTCGGTCGAAGCCCTGCGGGATGCGATCCAGATCCAGTCGATCTTCCTGCAGCACGCTTTCCAGGACGACCTCAGTGCGTCGATGGATGAACGGAATGTCCGCGGTGACCTGCTGACCCGTGCAGAAATCCGTACAGCGTTCGACCGGCTGAAGCACATGGCGCCGTTCGTCCACACCGGGACCCAGAGCTTTTTCATCTCTGGCTCCGACAAAGTCGATCTGCGGGATGCCCGAGGCAAGGCCAAGGGTGGCCGCCAGCCGGAATTCGGCCGTGACTTCGCGGAGAATTTCCGCTCGTCAGCCCAGGTTGAGGGCCCGGTCAATGCCGGGGTCAAGGGTATTCCAACGATCGTCATCGGCACCGGTGACGGTCAGATGATCCAGAATTACGGCACGGATCCCAACAGTCCTGACGGCCTGCCGGTATTCGACGGTTACAACCTGTCGATCGCCGATGCCGCCAAGGGCTCGGCCCTGATGAACAAGGCGGTGTTTAATGGCTGGTCGGCCAACCCGCTGACCGCGGTGGCCCAGGCCTTCAGCGAATTCGCAGCCAATGCCGATTTCTCGAACATGTCGGAAGAGCTCATCAATGATCTCGGCCGGGTGCTGTTCGAAGACGGTGCCGGCGACGCGGACGGGATCATCGAGGCGATCAAGTTCCGGGCCCAGCAGCTGGAAGATCTGGCACAGGTTATGCAGGCACGGAAGAACGTGCTGGCCAATACCCAGCTCAGTGTCGACCACATGGCGTCGGCCGAGGCACCGCACGTTAACGAGGGTTCGATCAAGATCAGCGATCGGGATCCCGCGGCCATCGCTGCCACGCTCAATGCCGAGCTCGACAAGGAGCTGGCCAAGCTGCGGAGCGAAAAGCAGGCGGTACCGTCTGAAACTATTGCCAAGGAATTGTCCACTCTGGGTGAACTGGATGAGACTTTTGGCACCCGCACTGCCAACATGGCTGAAGTTCGTAGCCTTAGTCGCCAGCTCAATATCCCGCTCGAGCACAAGAAGCTGCTCAACATCGCGTTGAAGCAGCTGGTCGATGGTGGATATCAGCTAACGGTCGGCACCCTTGAGCAGATCAATGCCAAGCGGGTTGCCGCGGGACTGACGCCGCTGGGCAATAATGGCAAGGTCTCCCATGGTTTCACGCTGACCGCGGAACGCCACGTCTACCTGATCAACCCGTCGTCGGAGACGCTGGTCCACGAACTGCTTCATGCGGCTTCGTTCGATCAGGTCTATGCCTATTACAACGACCCCGGCTCGCTGAGCGAGGTCCAGAAGGAGGCGGTGGCTCGCATCGAGTCGCTGATGTCGACCTGGATCGGTCATGCTCTGGAAGCGGGCGAGCGGGCCATGTCGCCTCTCCGGCTGCAGATTGCCTACCAGGACGCGCTTCGCGCGATCCAGGGGCATCTCGCCTCGGGCAACAAGGCCGCTGCCCTTAATGAATTTATGGCATGGAACCTGGCCAACCGGGACCTCATCGCCGAGGGCCAGAAGATCTCGATCGTCGGCACCCTGGCGGAGATTGCCAAGTCGGTGCTTGAGGCGATCAAGAAGCTGGTGTTCGGCCGGGCGATCCCGTCGACCGTGGGCAATGATCTGTTTTCCAACCTGCGGTTCAACACCGAGGTGCTGATCAACTCGGCCCCGACGCTCGAGCAGAAGATCCAGAGCTCGGAGGCCACGCTCGAGCATTCGACGCTCGGCCGGACCGAGCGGCTCAGGGAATTGCGGGCCCAGTACGGTCAGAAGATCGGGGCCCTGGTCACGGCTGCAGCTTCGCCGATCGAGGCTGCCCGCCAGAAAGCCAACATCACCCGGGATCTCGCCAATGCGTTGGACGTGACCGAGATCATGCGGTCTGAATTCCCGATGGATCAGCTGGCGTCGTCGACCTTCCGCAACATTGTCCTGGCGATGATGACCGATGCCAAGCTCAATCCGAACTCGATGGTCCGGATGCAGAAGCACTACACCGACGTCATGAAGGTCCTCACCGAGGATCATCTAATGGCGGATCCGGATAACGCCAACGATGCCGAGAGGTACGCTGCCCACCAGCAGATGAAGGCGCTTCGTGGCCTGTTCGGCACCCGGCTCGACAATGCCGGCCGGTCGTCACTGCTACCGGCATTCATCGGTCTGGCGATGGTCGATGACCATTTCCGCTCGGTGCTCGCCAAGCTGCCGGTCAGCAAGGAAGCCAAGAGCCTGGATGGCACCTGGGACGCGACGCTCGAGAACTTCGGGATCGAGAGCATGGACCGGCTGGGCAAGATCTTCTCCGGCGAGCACCAGCACGAGGCCTCGGTCCAGGCTGCGATCGACTCGCTGCAGGACAAGCTGGTCGAGGACAGCGTCAACAACGCCAACTATGTTGATCAGTTCGTCACCAAAGTTGGAGAGACCTCCGACACTTTCAACGATACCTTCGTCAATTCCGTTCAGAACGTCAGCAAGGCGCTGTACGAGAAGCTGGACGGAGTCGAACAGGCCAGCCGCAACCGGTTGCTGTCGCTGCTGGCCAAGCTCGGCAAGACCACCATGGCGATCGTCAACGAGGAAAAGTCGGAGATCGTCGCCAATGGCGTGACCTCGGCTCTCAACCAGCGGGAGATCTGGACCCCGCTGCGGGAGCTGTGGACCGAAATCGCCGGTCGGACCGAGTCCAACAAGATGGTCTACGACATGATCAAGGCGGTGCGGACGTTCGTCCAGCAGACCCGCCAGCAGTTCCGCGAGTATCTGCCCAAGCAGATCGCCAAGCAGTTCAGCCGGGCGCTCGAGGAGCATGAGTGGACGGCGATGTTCAAGGGCCTGGCCAAGACGGATCTTGCTTCCCTGGTTCAGGGTGCGATGACTGTGCCCCAGCTGCTAGACCTGCTGAGCCGGCCGGCCAACACCCAGCGTCAGATCAACCAGCTCGAGCGCCAGCTGCAGACGATCGACCCGGCCAACTTTGCCAAATGGCAGCGTAAGGCCGAGCAGCTGGCTGATCACATGACGACCGGCCATCCGGGCGTCAATCTGCTGCGGAATGCCAAAGCGGTAGCCGAGCTCCATGGGGTGCTGAGCGTGGCCCAGCGGAATGCGTTCCAGCTGCCCAACCAGGCGACGATCGACATGATCGATCAGCTGGTGTCGCTCTATGCTGTCCAGCGGATGGACCCGGCTGTCGCCGAGACCCTCAAGGATCTGATCAGCACCGAGCGTGACGGGATGATCCACGTCATGAGCCGACTGGTTGGTCAGCGTAAGGACGAAATGGCCAAGGTGGCCAGCTCGGAATTGGCCGAGATGAACCACTTCAAGGGCCATGTCCCGACCGAGCAGGCGGCCGGTACCTCGCTGATCGTGGCCGACGATCGTCAGTTCACCGATCTGAAAAAGCGCGGCTATATCCGGGTTGGTGCCTACCAGGGCTCCAACGCCGAACGTCGGGCCCGAGCCAAGAGCTATTACTTTGCCCCGGTCAGCGGCCGTGCGATGTTCATGCAGGGGATCATGCAGAATGTCCGGACAACGGCCTATGGCGTTGATCCTAGAACCGGTCTCAGCAATGGTGTGGCGACCGCGGGTGTGGTCGAAGACAGCGTCGTCGATACCCGCCTGCTGCGGATGCAGGGCGGTGAGCCGCTGCTGCCGGTCCGCAATGGCGCCGGTGAGGTGATCGCCTATGAGCGGAGCATGGATCCGCTGGTGGTCGAGAAGCTCAACTACAATACCCAGATGCACGAGGTCATCGGGATCTGGCACGGTCGCCAGGTCGAAGAGCGGATGGCCGGCGACTTCAACGACATGCTGATCGAACGGCTGGGTGATCAATGGCGCCGGGACAAGCGGAGTCAGCGGTCGGAATATATCAACCTGTTCAGCCGCGAGGCCCAGCAGGACAAGGTCATCGCCGATGCGGTGGGCTTGTTGACGCCCGATGCCCGGGAATTGATCGAAGCCGAGTTCGGCCAGAACCAGTTCTGGGTACGGCGGGATCAGGTCAATGATGCACTGGGTTACCGTTCACCTTCGGTGAGTGACCTGTGGACGGGAATTTCCCGCTGGTCACCTGAAGTCCAGAAGACGGCCCAGGACGTCGCCATGGCGGTGTTCGGCCAGGATGCCTTCAAGCGCCTGGTCAAGGCGGAGCAGACCTTCCAGACGTTCGTCTCGGACGCCAAGGTGACGATCGTCGTCAAGTCGGTGGTGGTGCCGATCGCCAACATGATGTCGAACGTCTACCACCTGGCCAGCCGCGGCGTGCCGTTGAAGCATATTCTCAAGGGGTTCCCGGCCAAGGCGGCGGAAGTCGACCAGTTCATCAAGAACCGGGCCCGCCGCATGGAGCTCGAGGGTGAGCTGCGGGTCGCCGAGGGGACCCAGGATCTGCAGAAGCAGCACGATCTCAAGCGCGAGATCCGCTCGATCCTCGATGCCAATCGTCGCCTGTCGATCTGGCCGCTGATCAATGCGGGTGAGTTTGCTTCCATCTCGGACGCCGGCATCTCCAACGAGGAGATCGAGCTGACCGAAGGACGCCTTGGCGCCTATATCGAGAAGCTGACCGACAAGTTGCCTGATGGTCTAAAGACCGCGGCCAAGTACGGCATGGTCTCTCGCGACACGGCCCTGTTCAAGGGGCTGCAGCGGGCGGTCGAATACGGTGACTTCCTAGCTAAAGCCGTGCTCTATGACGAGCTCACCGGCCGCAAGGGCAAGACCCATGACGAGGCGATGGGCAAGGTGACCGAGGAATTCATCAACTACGACCGTCAGCCGGGTCGCTGGCGCTCGGGCCTGGAGAATAACGGGCTCTTGTGGTTCTGGAACTTCAAGCTTCGCTCGGCCAAGATCGCCCTGTCGGTGTTGCGGAACAATCCGCTCCATCTCTTCCTGGCTCACCTGGCTCCAACCCCGGCGTTCCTCGGGCTGGATGTGGGTACGCCCGTCACCGACAACTTCGTGTCGGTCATTGCCGAGGGCAAGGAGGGCTGGTCGATCGGACTGGACCAGGGCTTCCGGGCCCACCTGCTCAATCCGTGGGTCAACCTGTTCAGCTGATGATGTGATAAAAGAAAGCCCCCCAGGATCTCTCCTGGAGGGCTTTCCATCGCGTCCCGAGTCACAGGTGGTCTGCACCAGCCTGAGCCCCAGTATCTAACTGAGTGGCGCTCTACGGTCAAATAAACCGCATATCGCTTCAGTATGCTGTGTCCCCACTCTCGCGATGTTCGAAAAGTTAGGGGTCCTGACAATCTCACCTGGTCAAACCTGGGGTGATAAATTGCCGGGTTGCGATCCCTGCCACCGCCCGTGCTTTGTAGGCCGTTAAGAGTGGCGGACCCCCATAGAAAAAGCCCCGGGTTTTGACGCCCGGGGCTTCCTTCGGTGTCTTGGTTACTAGATCCGAAGATCGTTCTCCAAGGACCTAATCCAAGTAGCGCGGAGCCACCTGGATGAATTGCCACTAGACCTAGCGTTGTCAGGCGTCAACAGGCCTAATGAACTTATCCACAGAATTTTGGTGGACCCTTGGCGCCCGGAAGATCACGATCTTGCCGGCCACATAGAGGACCACCAATGCAGCGACGAGTGGAGCCAGCCAGATCACCAGTGCGGTCAGAAGACCGGCACCGGCGACCAGGGCAGCAATCCACAGGAGGATCCTGCCCATGAGCTGGTCTCCTTAGCTGTTCTGCGGAGGCTGAAGGTTGCCGAAGAGCGACGGACGAGCGGCGGGGGCCGCTTCATCAGAAGCTTCAACGACAGGCTCAGCTGGAGCAGCCACGGTCTCGGCCTCGGCGACAGCAGGTGCTGCCTCCTCGGCGGTCGTCCCAGCTTCCGCGGCTACCGGTTCCTCGACCTCTGCGGGGGCAGCGGCTTCGGCTTCCGGCTGGACTTCCGGTTCAGCGGTTTCCGGCAAAGTTGCCTTGGTCACTGCCCGGGGACGCGAAGCCTTGGGTGCCGGAGTAGCCGGCGTCGCCGGGGCACTGGCCCGGGTAGCCTTCACTTCCGACACGACTTCGCTGACACCAGTCGAACGGGACGGGGCCGAAGCTCCGGTATCCGCGACGATGTCGATGACGGCCTGGTAGCCTTCCGGCCCCCGGGTCGCCTTGAGGTCGATGTCGATCTTGAACCCGGCCTGCACCATGATCTGGCTGCGGACACGGGCCTCGATCGCCTGTTCGATCTCCGCCTGGTTGATGGTAATCTGCATTGGCTTTTCCCTTTTCGGTTGGTCAACTGTGACTAGGCCAGGAGCGATTTCGCCTGGAACGATCGTCACCTCGACTCGTGGGTCGAGACGATCGATTTCCCCATAACGATACACCACCGAAAGAACAATCTTGCGATTGTCATCCTCAATCTTATTACATTTAACCAACACGTCACTGAAGAATTTATCGACGATGCTGCACACATTCGACGTGTCAACCAACTGTTCCGTGCCGGGAAACAGTGTAAAGATCAGGTTGACGGTGGCGAACTGCGGGAGATGTTTGACTCTGGGAGCCATCATCTCATGAAAATTTACCTTGGCCCGAGCCAAAGTGAAATGATGAGCGTTCCGATACTGGTTGAGGTTCAGATAGAACTTCTTTTTGGCCGTGGTCGGTACGCTTAATGGCACGGAAATCTTGTACGATGCGGCAAGCATAGAAATGGTCCCCACCCTCTACGAGCGGGGACCACTCTAGTTAGTCTGGCCACAAAGGCCAGTCGTATTTTCAGCTGGTCCCGAACAGGCTCTGCTTGGGAGCTGCCGAACCCGCGGCCGGAGCACCCTGACCCGGGCGACCCGAGGAGCCGGCTTCGCCGCCTTCCTTAATCGTCCGCTTGTCGCGGAGCTGGCCGGTGTTACGCTCGACCCAGGCGGCGTGGAATTCCGGTGCCTTGTTGGCACGGGCTTCCGGGACCGTGATCTTGGTCGCAGCGTGGAACACCTTCTCGATGTTGTTGACCGTGCGGGTGTCGGCGATCGGCTGATAGTTGCCGGCGCCGTCCTTCACGGACTTGTTCTCGAGAACCTGGCCGATACCGAGGGTGACCGTTTTGCCGAGGAGCGCGGTCAGAACCGGAACCGATTTGGGCAGTTCCTTCTTCTGGTCCGAGTCCCAGACGTTGACGATCTTTTCCTCGGTCGGCTGAGCCGACAGAGGCATATCGGTCGTCACCAGGCAGATCTCGTCCATGGTCACGAAACCAGGGAGCGGGACCTTTTTGGTCTTGTCGTCCTTATTCAGGAAGTAATTTTCTCCCTGTTTGTTGGTGACATAGATGGTCTCGCGATAATCGCGGCCATCGATCTTGCCTTCCAGATGGACGAACTGGGCGCCACCACTGGACTTGCCGGCATAAGCGACGGCGATGTCCATGTCGTAGCTACCAGTCGTCAGGGACTGGAAGCCACCGAGCCGGTCTTGAGTTTCCTCGAGGCCCTCGGTGGTGAGGTTGCCGAAAATTCCCGTCATGTAATTCTCCTTGGATCGGGATGCGGTTGGTCGGATCTTTTGGTGCCGGTGGATCCGCCCGGAGACCGGATAGGGTGAGGCGCCGCATCGCACCATCTGACGCGGCGCCTCGAACTGGTTAGTGATAGAACTTGTGGAGGTGATCCAGCAAGAGCTGAGCGTCGTTGTCCATGTAGGTCTGCGACCGATCGAACAGGCCCATCGGGGACCTGATCCGTTCGCCGACTGTGGCTTTGGTCAAGCGGCACTGGAAGACGTGCTTGTAGCCAAGCTCCTTATCGTCCTCGGTGATGTCGAGCAGCTCCGAGCCATAGGCTTCGAGCTCCTTGAGGTTGACCTTCTTGGCCGAGACCACGGTCGAGAAATAGGCCTCGATGCCCTGGTTCTTGAGGGCGCCCTTGACCGGCACCGCGGTCTTATATTCCATCGCCTTTTCGTCGAGCGTCTCGAGCGTGTGGGCGAGGATGATGACCGGCTTGCCGAACTGGACGACCTTGAGCTGGAGTAGCGTCTTCCAGAACTGGGCGAAATCGCCCCAGGCCTTCATGGTGTTGGCCGCGTTGAGGACGTACATCGACTCGTACATGTCGAACAGGAAGGTGGCGGTATCGATGATGATGCCGTCAACCTTGTCGGGGTTGGCCATGGCATGGTCGAATGCTTCGTGGACCTGCCACGGATCGGAGATCCTGAGGTTCCAAAAGTTATTCTGGAACGGCAGTCGCTTGCCGGCCTCGGTGTTGAGGTACATCCACTTCTCTTGGTTGCGGATCTTCCTCAGGCTGGCCGACTTTCCGGCACCCGAGGGACCGCCGATCAGGACTAGCTGATCGTTCATATCTTGGGACATGCTGCTTCCTTTTTAACCGGGTGGCGACAGACCCGAGCCAAAGAAACCTCTAGCCCGGGTCCTGCCGCCTTAGTTGGTATGATAACGCTTGCCAACCGTGACCATGATGGTCGTGTCGATCTCGTCTTCCTTGAGCGGATTGGAGAGCTTGGCATTGAAGGCGTGGACCTGCTTGTTGACCTCGATCAGGCTCATGCCCCCATCGACCAATGCCAGGGCATATTTGATCATCTGGTTGTTGCGGTTGCCAGACGTGATCCGGCCGGCGAACCAGCGTTCCAGATTGTCGAGGCTCATCAGCTCCTTGTTCTGGTTCTGATAGGCCTCGTTGCGGCTGGTCTTCGGGATGAAGTCCAGGGCATCGAGGGTCTCGCCCTCCATGTTGTAATGGACCAGGCTGCCACCAAACCCTTCCCACTTCTTGGACCGCTGATTGGCCGCGGCGTCGGTCGGGAAAGGCAGCCAGGTCATGACGTTGTTCATGAATTCCTTGTACTCGTCCGAGTCGAGCTGCAGGTGATAGTTGATCGGGATGATCAACCGGAACCGGTCGCCGAGATAGTTGCCGGTTTCCGGATCGGTACCCTGGTGGCGCTTGGTGGTCGAGGTCATGAACTTGTACTCGGCGAGTAGCTCATGGACCGTCTCGAGCGTCACCCCGCCGTCGACATCGATGACGATCATGTTGAACCCGGGGTTCACATTCTCTTCCATCCGATGGTTGTTGCGGAACGAGTGGTTGGCCCAGTGCAGGTTGGCGCCCTGGGTCAGCAGGTGGAGCTTGTCGAACGGCGCCGGCTCACTGACATAGTTATAGGCCCAGTGATCGGAATAGCTGACGATCATCTCCTCGAGGTTGGTCTCTTTGAGCTTCTCGCCAGTAAATAGCTCGATGCCGTCGTTGAACGACTTCTTGATGATGATGTGGCGCTTGTAGCCCCAGGCAATGGCCAGGGCCATCTGCTCGTTGCGTCGCTGGTTCGAGGAGCCATAGAAGGGCAAGGCCTCGAATAGGTCGGCGTGGGTCAGTTCGGTGCCGACATCGGCAATGTACTTGGCCAGCTTGACGTAGCTCTTCTCGCGGCTGAGGATCTGCTGGAAGGCAGCCCCCGACTCCTCGACCAGCAGGATCGCCTGCAGCAGGTGGTCCATTTCGACCTCGTTCGACTTGTCGACGAAGGCGTAGGCGCCGGCCAGCTTGAGGGCCTTGAAGTAGCGGTGTGCCAGCTCGGCCTTGCGGATCTCGTCATGCTCGGGGAGCTTGTCGGCTTCCCGCTCGCAGCTGACCTTGTAGGCCATCAGCTGGATCCCGACCTCGTCCTCGACCTGCATCCGCCAGCCGAACATGGCCGGGTCAGCGAGGCTGTGGAAGTGGGTTGCCCAGACGTTGATCGCCTGGACATTGGTCGGCTGGATCAGCCGCTGATAGATCTCTTCCGGGGTCAGCTCGGCATGAGCCCGCTTGTGCTGGGCGCCCATGCCGAAGATGCAACGCCGGGCATAACCGGTATCGAGGAACGAGTAGAACTGGTCCTCGGTCTGGCCGCCATCGAACAGCTTCGAGGGCGTACCGAACAGCAGCATGTTGGTCGGAGTGCGGCCGTCTAGCTCTTCGTTGCGCTGGTTGTCCACAGTGTTCTTGACCAGCTTTTGCTTAACCCGTCCCTGATCGTATAGCTCCAGGAATAGGGTAAGTACCTCAGTTTGCCCGATAAGATTAGACCCGATCTCGTCGATCTGGAGATTAATCGACCCGGATCCGCCGAGTAGCAGCTTATGGCGGAGCTGCTTAACAGCAGGCGTCGTGCCGCTATCGAACGTGAAAGGAAAGGCGCCGGCGAGCCGGAATTCCTTGAGGGCTGAGTCATATTCCTCCTGCTGGGTCGTGTTGTTGCGGAGGGCCCGCGTGTTGGCTAGGTCCCACAGCGTCTTCTCGGCGATCACCTGGAAGGTGTCCTCCTGGAAGCGACGCTGGAATGGCTTGAGGAATTCCTCCTCGATCAGGCTGACCGAGTGGCCCTTGCCGTAGCCCGAGGTGGCCAGAGCCAGGGCGTAGATGTTGACCGGGATGTCACCGCGGTCCTTGGTGACGATGGTGGCCCGCATGTTGCTGGCCATCTTGCCCAGGAAATAAGCGGCCTCGGTCTTGAAGAAACCGGTGTCCGTGTTCTGGGTCTTGTTGCAGAGCACCGCGACCATGTCGGTGATCGCGGGGTGGTGCTCGACGCCGGATAGGTCGATCATAGATATTTATCCTTCTGGGTGCAGGCATCGAACCCGGCACAGAAGCCGCAGGCCTTGGGTTCGCCGAGGACTGTCTTGATGGCTCCCTTGCCCTTTTCGGCCAGGTGCTTGTTGGCATCGCTGAGGTTGTCGAAATTCTTCGAGGGCTTGGCGGCCGGATCGTTCATCTTGGCCGGGTCCCCGTAGTATTTGTAAACGGGTTCGGACCGCCACAACTCCTTGTCGGTGCATTCCGGGAGATCCCTTTCCGGGACGTCCTTGTAGCGGGCGATCAGCCGCAGCTTCTCGATGATCTCGGCCTCGGTTTGGGCCAATGATTTCAACGGGATGTTCTTCGCCTCGATCCGCTTTTGCGGGTAGCCGGCCTGGCGGATCATGGCCTTCTGCCAGTCGGTGAAGACGAAGTTGATGATCCCGTAATCCTGGTCGATCTTGCGGAGCGGCTGCCCCGCATCGAGCCAGCGATACTTGCTCATCTGGTCGCTGTAGGTATCGTCCTTGTCGTTCTTGATGAACGCCCAGACGCTGGTCGACTTGGCATCCTGGACGATCCCGTCCGCCACCATGTCGAATTTGCCGCCGATGGTGTAGGTGACGCCGTCGATGGTGAGCTCGCGGAACATCCGCTGCTCGAGGTAGACCGGGATCATTTCGTTGGATGCCCGGCGCTCGTCGTCGGTTGGGTTGACCGCGATGCGATCAATGATCTCCTCGGGATAGCCCATCAGGGCCAGCGGCCGGCGATGGTTGCCGTTTTCCCAGGCTCGTTCGATCGAGTCGTGGATGGCATGGCCATACTTGCGAGCGATGAATTCGGAAACGTCGGCCTGGACCTCGCTGGGAGGGATCCGTCCGGGCAGCAGGATCTGCCGGAGCGGCTTCATCAGGGTGGTGACGCTGTAATAGTTGGGCTTGCTGACGTAGTCATATTCGTCATGGAGCAACCAAACTGCCATGGGCAGATTGATGTTGAGCTGATTGCCGACTTTCATGGGTTTTTCCTCGGGCGCGAGAGGGAAAACTGGAGCCCGGAACAAGTCCGGGCCCCAATCATTTGGCAACACTTAGGCTAGTGTGCTATCAGAGTTGCCGTTACGAGCGTGGAAAAGGCAGTTCGAGCTGCTCTTCCACTACAGAGTTGCGATACAAGTCACATCTCCTTCAACAAAGCCGGAGAATACCGGCACTTATCCCTCTGCAGGGATCGCTGAGTCGGAGCTTGGGACAGGTGCTGCCTTCGTTGCGAAGGGGTCTTTGACACCGACCGGTGTCAGAGGTTCAGCTGCTTCGGAAGTCCCACCCTCCGGTGCCGCTTCTTCTGAAACGGGAGGAGGGGTATAGAACTCTTCCGCAGACATTTCACCCAAATAATGCACGCCCTGAATATGGCAGCTGATCATTTGGATGGTCGGGTCCTTGACCTCCTGAAGGAGGTGCATCTGGACGGCCTGCTGGGCCTCGCCGATCATGTTGGCGGTGACGAATTTGGCCTTGTTCGTCAGGGTGACATTGTGTTCGAAATGGCTAACTTCTTCCTGGCCGGGAAGAAGGAACATCAGCTTGAAGCTGCCGAGCCAATGATGACGACGGTCGTTGGGTCGCGAGCGGTTTCCCATGATTACTCCGATGTGATGGGCAGTTCCCCCACGGAACTGCGAACCGAGCAAAAGCTCAGCATAAATAGGGGTAGCGATCAGGGATTGGGCTGTAAAGCCCTCTCGTGATCAGCAATCGCCGAGAGGATCCCGGCTTCCCTGGCTCCATTGGGCAACATGCACTCCTCGGCCCAGGTCGGCCAGAAGATGCTGAGCTCTCCGCCGAGTCGGACCTCGGGATGGGCGATCGCCGGATCCTGCTGCCAGAAGGTGGCGTTGACCAGATGCTCATTGGTGTAAACCAGAGGAGACAGGTCATCCCGGATCAGGGCATAGCCGGCGTCGTGGATCTGGGCACAAGGTCGGATGTCGAGTCGGTACTTGCTGGCCCGGACCTTGGGCATGAATTCGGTCCAGGCCCGTGAATTTAGCAGGCACCAACTCTGTCCCAAAGCGTTACCAGCAGACCGGCCTTCGGCCTCCGCTTCGTAGGGTGTTCTACGAGTCTTGCGGATGGTCTGCTTGAGGAGCGGTGTCCTGAGCCGGAGACCGAAGGCCACTGTCACGAAACCATCGATCGACGCCTGGTTGAGCTTAGCTGCAACCCAGTCGTCGCTGACGCCGTAGAGCTCGTGGTAGGCGGCGAAGATCCGCTTGGCCTCGTCCTCCGGCAAGCCGGATCCGGTCATCAGCGTGTTGAACGTGCCGTCATAGGTTAGGGCGAAGGTCGGGACCTTCGACTTCTGGCGGAGCGCCTTGTACTTGTTGGCGATCGAGTTGATCGACACGACCGATGTCGGGTCGATGTCCGGCATCAGCTGGGGCCAATAGGCATAGGCCCTCAGGCAGTGGCCGTCATAGCCATCGGTGTAGACCTTGAGCTTGTTGGGATCGCGGGTGGTCAGGGCCGAGATCTTGTCCTCGAGGCTGGCGAAGTCGAGTCCGCAGAATAGCCAGCCGGGTGGCGCCCGGAAGCAGCTCTTGATCAGCTTGCCGAGGCTGAGCTCACCCTTCTTGGTGTATTGAGCCAGAAGCGGAAACTTGGCCAGCAGAGCGGCCGAGATCATCATGTAGACGTTCGACGGCAGGTTCTGCAGGTTGGGTCCAGAGGAGCTGAGCCGGCCGGAAATGGTCCCGCCCAGATTGAAGTTGCCGAACAGGTAATGCCAGCCGTCCGGGCCCAGGGCCGCGTTCTTGAACGACGGGATGAAGTCGGTCAGCATTTTGACCACGGCCTTCCAGTCGATCAATGACTCGAGCAGGGCGATCTGGTCAGGATCCTTGGTGTGGTTCTTGAGAGCTTTCAGCACCTTGCCACCGGTGGACGGTTGCTTGGTGTCGGTGCGAGCAATGACCGGCAAGCCCATCAAACCATAGAGCAATCCCTGCAGCTGGTCGGGTGAAGCCGGGTTGAGCGTGACGTCCAGGGTCTCCTGGTCGGCCATGCTGATCTGCTTCTTCTTGAGGGCAGCATTGCGCTTGGCGACATGCTCGACCTGCATCTCGTAGATGTACTGCCGGCAGACCGGGTTGTTCATCATCCGGTAGAGGGCATCCTGCTGGATTTCCTCGAGGATCTGCTCGACCACCAGGACCTGCGGCATGTAGAGCGGCAGGCCGGTAAGCTGCATCTGGATGATGTCCCGGGTGGCGTCCTTGAACAGGCCCTCATACAGGGCCCGCTGCTGGTCCGTATCCATCACTGGCTCGTACTTTTCCTTGACGAACCAGGTGGATAGGCCGTCGACCAGATTATATTCGAGCAGCTCGGGCAGCGGGACCTTGGTAATATCCTTGAGATCCTCGCTGTCGACCGCCCAGTTGCCAGCGAATTCCTGGGCCAGCACCTTGAGCTTGAGCACATTGCCGGCGCACGAATTGGTGGCCAGGTAGGTGATCAGCTTGGTGCAGTCCCAGTTGCGGAGCATCACCTCGAGCCCGTCAAGCAGACCCTCAGTATCGAGGATGTCTTCCATAAACAGCTGATAAATCAGGACATAGACGTCGTAGCTGATGGAATGATAGATTAGTTTTTGGGTGAAGCGGAGGAAAAAGCTTTTCAATAAAGCTCTAATCCTAGTGGCTTCTGGGTGCAGATCTACGGGGAAAGCTATACCTTCATGCTTGGACCAGCAGAACGTGATTGTTCCGATCCCCGCGGTGTGATGCTTGAGACTGAATGCTTCGATGTCACAGGTGAGTGGACGATCGTCGGCAATGAGGCGTTCGAGCCAGTCCTCAATTTCCTGCACAGTCAGGGGATAGGCGGCAAATTTGATGATGGAAGTGCCCGGTGCCTGATAGTTCCCGAGGCGGTGCTCGCACATTGCGCGAACAGCCAGGGCAATTTTGGCTTTAACTTTGTCCGGATCGTAGAAGACCTGCCCCCAGTGGGGCACATAGACAACTTTCCAGGGCCCCCAGACACTATCCATCACATAGCCGAGGTGGACTTCGACTTTGGCCGCTTTGGTCAGCGTCTTAAAATACTCAGCATCCGCCACTAGCAGATACTGGACTTTCATGTCGTTGAGGACTGGAGCCAGCTCCTCCTCGATGTAGGCCTTCATCTCCGCGGCCGGCGTCTTCTTGGTGCCCTCGCTGCGGTGCAGGTCGAGGATCAGCACGTCGTCGACGTTGATCCCGAACGGGTGGAGGTAGGTGTGTTCGATCTGGCTCTTCATGATAGCTGGAGCCAGGACACAGACCGGGTAGCTTGAGCGTTCCGGTGGCGAATGGAAGTAGGCAAAGCGCATCAGAAGATGATCCCAGAGACGGCATAGGCCTCGAGCTTATCGCGGAGCTTCTCGAATTGTCGAGCACCCCGCGGATTGCCCTCGAGGGTGAAGCCGGGTTCACGGTCGCGATCGATGTCCTTGATCTCGGGTAGGAACGGCACCAGGCATTCGGGCAGGGTATCGCGGACATCCTGCAGCGACTGGCATGGATCCAGGAGCGTGTAGAGTCCCTGCCTCAGGAACTGCTTGTCGCTGTCGACCAGCTTTTCGTCGCTGAGGTAGGCCTCGATCTTGGAGTAGAGGTCAGGATGACAGGGCTTGACGCCCATGGGATCCTTGCCCTCGACATGGCTCGGCCGGAAATAGCGGCCGAGGTAAAGGAAGCCGAGCAGGGTGTTGTCCTGGCGGAGCTCGCGGTTCTGGCCATCGAGCTTGTCGACCCAGTGCTTGAGGCGCCGGTCGTCGGGGTTGAACAGCTTGGCGATGATGGTTTCGATGACGGCAAACCGGGAGGGATAGTTGGACTTGATGACCCGGGGTGGCATGGCAGGTCTCCTTATATGATCAGGCCGCCGTACTTCGAGGCGAGTTGGCCGTAGAGGAACACGCGGCTGCGGGCCCGGGAGAAGGCTACGTTGAGCATCCGGGCAACGACGTGGGGCTGGTGGCAACTGCTGATATTTGCCAAGTCAATGAACACTGAGTCGTAGGTTGAGCCCTGTGACTTATGAACTGTCGCCGCATCACGCTGACGAAAGTCAGGATAGTTGTTCTTGAGTTGGAAATAGAGCGGCCAGCGTTTCTTATTGCCATAGTATTGCATCAGGGCCTTGTGATGGGCCTTGTTGACCGGGACCGGGATGTTCTGGAACACCTCGCCGATCGAGGTCTGGATGGTGCAGCGGCGGATCTCGAGGACGGCATTGGGCTCGTCCTCATCGATCACGACCAGCTCGGTATCCGGATCCCGGCTGAGGATGGTGATCTCCTCCTCGACCGACAGCCGGCCCTTCTTGAGCTGCATGGTGCTGTTATTCACCAGCAGCTCGCCGGTCTGATATTCGGCCGGCAGCTGACGCAACGCTCGGATGTGATCGTTGTACATCATCACCCGGTTGTTGGAGTAGGCCAGGATCCGGCTGTCGCGGGTCTGGTTCTGGAAGGTGGCGGCGATCGCGGCCTGCATCTGGTTGTCGTCGAGCAAGTCGATCACCCCGGGGACAATCCGGATCGGCTGGAACTGGCCGGTCTCGACGGTGCCGCGGAGCTGCTGGCACACGTTCATCAACGCTGGCTGTCCGGCGTTTCTCATCTGCTCGGTGAGCACAAAGAACGGGATGTCGGGGTTCTTGTAGATCGGGCTGATTGGCTCCATCACCGGCGCCAGCTGGCAGTGATCACCGACATAGACGATCTTCGAGTCGTGCATCCCTTCCTGGACCAGGGTGTAGAGCGGGCTGTCGATCATCGAGCATTCGTCGATGAACAGGATCTTGTTCTCATGGACCATCCAGTTGAGTGTCTTGGTGACCCGCGACTCGCCGGTATCGTAATTGTCGGCGACCTTCAGGTTGAGGAAGCTGTGGACAGTCGAGGTCGGCCGGCTGGTGGCCTGGGCCAGCACTTCGGCGGCCTTGTTGGTGGTGGCGGTCATCTGGACGTCGGTGAACGTCGGGGGAATGCCCATCATCCGGCAGGTATCGTGGTAGCGGGGCATGGTCTCGTCGATGAGGTAGCTCATCAGGTGGGTCTTACCGACGCCGCCCGGTCCGCTGATGATGAATTCCTTTTCGGCCGAGAAGAGGAATGCCATGAATGCGTCGGCGGCGTTCTGTTGCCCGGTGTTGAGGGATACGGTCACGGGGGATCCTTGAAATGAGAAGCCCCCCGCGGTCAGGCGAGGGGCTTCGATGTATTAGGCAGGGCTGAAACCCAACTCAAACATAGGGAGTGAGGTCAGCCTTGCTGTAGTTCGGACCCTTGATGACCTTGTGGGTCACCGGATCATAGATCGGCTGGCTGTTATCGTCGAACTTCGAATAGTTCGAGCGGTTGACCTCGTTGAGGGCCCCGACCGGATCCATCGCCAGGCAATGGGCGACGCCGGTTGCGGTAACCAGCTGGTCGGCGATCGCATCGATCATGCCTATCCGGTTGCCATGGCGGACGACAATCACCCCGTCCATTGACTTGAGGTGCTCGGCCAGGGTGTGAATGGCATCGCCGGCCGCATCCAGCAGTTGCTGGGTGTCAGTGTCGAGTCCCTCGACCTCGTCGATCATCTCCTTCACTTCCTCGAAGTGACAGCCGAGCTGGCTGTGGATGTCCTTGGACACCGGCAATGGTCGGGCCGCCTCGAACCAGGCTTTGGTATGGGTCAGGACGGGAAACTGAGTGGTCATGCGGCGACTTTCTGTTGGTCCTCGATGAACTTTTCCACGAGGAGATTGCGAACGAAATCCTTGACGGACAGATGGGGGCCGAGCTGATCGGCCAGCCAGTCGACCTGTTCGGACGGCAGCTGGCGGACGATGTCCTCCATAAAGGCACGCCGGGTGTCAGCCGGCTGGATCCCCAGCTGCTTGAGCCGTAGGGTGATGGTAGTCGGGTGGACGTCGAGCGTCTTGGCGGTGGTGGCCAGCGACAGGCCGACGCTGTTGAGCCGGATGATATCCTTGTCGTCCGCTTTTCGATTGGGGCGGTTGGCAGTAGACATGAACTTTCCTTCGCTAAAAATATCTCGCTGGTCCCCGATTAGGAGACCAGCGAGACAAATCCAAGGTTTATTTGCCGTTACCATATAGACCGATCAGTCGATCGATCGTGCGACGGTGAACTCCGGTGGCTTTGGAGGCCTGGCTTACCGTCTGGCCCTCTCGGACCAGGCGGAGAGCTTCCTTCTTATCAGCCGGCAAGCTCATTTCCATTGGATCATTCTTGGGCCGACCCGGGTAGCGGCCATCACCGTGCGGCACGTTGACCGGTGCCGCATTGATGATCTTCTTGAGCCGTTCGTCCGACATTTCGATCTGGTATGACTCCCAGCTCTTCTTCGAAGCGCGACGGAAGTCGAGCATCTGTCGAGCGACAACTGCCTGACCTGCAGGTGGTAGCGTGGGATCTTCGAGTTGATCGGCCAGCATTCGGATATACTGGGTCTTGGTCAGCGCCTTGCTGGCCGGTGCCGGTACATCCTTGACCAGTGCCTCGGCAACTTTTGCCGGATTGCTGGGCCGTGGAGCGGCCGTAGAACGCTTCGAGGCCTTGGCAGGCTTCTTGGGAGCCTTCTTCGGCATTGCGGCCTTGGCGGCTGCCCTGAGATCCTTTTCAGGACTGTTAGCGATATTGACTGCCGTTGCCACCTGTTCCTTCGTCAGGCCAAGACGGGACCAGCCGATCTTAACCTTCTTCTGGAAGGCCAGCAGTTCCTTCGCTGCAGCGATGCGAACATCTGGAGAGTTGGTGATGGTGGTCAGCACCATCCACAAGTGACTGGCTTTCTGCTGGCGAGAGCCGGTAACGGCCGCCGACACGTCCTTGACGTTGACCCTCGACGGTTGCTGCTCCGGCTTGGCGTTGCGCTTGTCATCGAGGGCGCTGT